TATGGATCTTCTAAATAATCCTTTTAAAGCTATTGATCCAGTCTCGAGCACAAAGGGATTTGGATCTCTTGGATTAGACTTTGGTAATATTTTAGGAGCTCTTTTAGGAGAGCAATTGCAAGTTCCACAGATAAAGTCTTTTGGTCAAGAAATGCCGAGTTTACCTAAAACCTTTGTGTTACCGGATAATACGACACCACCTCCGAGTATTATTTTGCCAGATGCGTCTACTAATATTAGGAAAAATTTAAGAGAGACGTCTCCACTTCCTGCGAATGCACAAAATAGCATACCTCCTCTTGATCTTGAAAAACCCGCTGCAGAGTTTAAGTATCCTTTGCCCGCTAATTACGAATTCACCACAGTGGGTGGATATGAAGAATTAGAAGCCGAGTTAAAAAAAGCAAAACGAGATATCACTACAGCAGTTGTGAGATGGACTCTTACACACACAGATCATAATTTAGATGCATATGATATACACAGAGAACATTCTGTAGCTCTTGCTAAGCTATACGAATTACAACCCGGCGATATCCTTAAAATCGAAGCATCTTCCCCCGGAACATTTGGTATTCAATGGCACTATGTAATTAGAAGAGACGGAGTAATTCAAAGAGGTCGACCCATTGAAAAGAAAGTGCTTACAGTCGGTGACACTAACTTAGTTAATCATTCTCTGCATATTGGATTTGTCGGAGGATATAATGGACCTTCTAGTTTCGCCGCGGCTAAACAGTCTTCTGATTCTTATACTCCAGCACAGTGGGAAGCGTTTGATGCTTTCCTCACAGCATTTTATGGTGCGCGCCCGGGCGCACAGGTGCTAGGATATAACGACATTGTTCCGGAAGCGAGTGGTCCAGGATTTGATGTTGAACTTTATATTGGAGGAAAATATAAAAAGACAAATGTGATTAGTAATAATGTGCTTTCTACAGAAGAACTAAATACTAGACCTCCTGCTGAAACAGCAGCACCTTCAAGAATAAATGAAAGAGAAGAAGAACCTCTAGTTCCAACTGGTAGAACCACAGCTCCTGCTATTGCAGAAGCAATCGTTGAAGGATTGACCAATAGTGATGGTCCAACAGAAGAACAACTTATAAAAGCTTCTGAAGAATATGCGGCCAAGTCTCGAGAAGCTGATAGAATTTTCAATGAAGCAAAGGCTCTACAAGAAGATGCTAGGAAGAAATATGGAAGAGAAATTCCACCAGAAGTTAGAGCAAAATGGAGACCTAAATTTGAGCAGGTTGCAGATCTTGAAGATGAAATGTATGCACTAAGAAAAGAAATGATGAACAATGACTTTAGATATGATGAAGAGACACAATCCTGGAAGGAGATTAAATAATGAAAAAACAGCCGTTTGACGATGATATTGTAAATTCATTTCGAACAGACGATCAACGAGCTCGTTATGCTTCTTCTGGTCGAAGAGTTTCAGATGGATTCAGAGACAAAGATGAACAGTTTCCGCTTCCTGAATATTCGAATCAACCTTCGACAAATAAAGCTGTGCGTGGAGGAAAGGCAAATAAAGTTTATCTCGGCGGTGGGGATGTCACGGTTAATTTAGGACTTAGACCGCTTGTTCCTTCTCAATATCCTAAGAACAATGTAAAGAAAACGATCACTGGTCACATTGTCGAGATCGATGATACGCCGGGCAATGAACGTATGTTGTATCGTCATAGGACCGGCTCTGGCATTGAGATGAGAGCTGATGGTACGGTCATTATTAGTTCTGTTGATAACACAGTTAGAGTCACCGGTGGAGACGAGAAAGTTATTGTAGAGGGCGACGGTGAGATCTCATACAATGGCAACCTTACACTTAACGTTACTGGAGATTTTGATTTAAAAGTCGGTGGCAATTTTAATGTTGTTACTTCTGGTGATAAGTATGAAGAAACACGCGGCGGAAGAAAAGATTTAATTGAAAAGAATTTTGAACAGACAATAAAGAAAAATAGAGCAGAATATACATTAGGCGTAAGAACAGAAACAACTCTTGGAGACCGAAACACTATCACAAAAGGTCTTCTTCGTAACTATGTTGAAGGTAATATAGAACAACTTAGCGGTGGTGAATTAATTATGACCGCAGAAAGTGTTGCTTCCATTTCATCACCAAATATTAATATCGGCGCTAAGTCACTTACTGTAATTGGCGATAGTGGTACGATAGGTGGTGAAAACATTATTGCATACAACTATAACATGTATACTGGGCATTCAATTACTGCCGGCGATACAATAAGTACAACAACCGTTATCGCTTCCGAGACTATGACATCAAAAGAGTTTATTGGTTCTCTCACAGGTAACGCGGATACTGCCACACAGGCTGGTAGTGCTGGAGTGGCGGGAGCTCTTGGAGGAGGAGGATCTGCAGGAACAAAAGTTACTGGCACTGCTGCTTCTGTTGATACTAGAGCGACAGTGTTAACGAACAATGCAAATATGAATTCATATTTGCATGCTTCAAACTTTGGTGTAAGACAAGTAGACATTGATCCCGGGGCTGTAATGAAAAACCAGATTGATAAGTCTGTACAATATGGTGGTGTATCAGCTCGCAAATTATCAACGGGTGAAGTCAGATCAAAAATGAGAGATCCAATCACGATTGCTAATAAACAATTTATTGGTTCAATGATTGCTGAAGGAAAACTTTCACCAGAATATATTAATGCAGTTCCTCCAAAAACCGGAAGAAAAATTGGACCAGAACCCGTACCAAGAAGAAGCAGTAAGCCGATTGCATATAGACTAGACACTCGGAGATTTACATAATGTCAAAAACAATTACATATATTCCAGATCCCGCTTATAACCCGGAGTTTCAGGAAAAAATTACAGCGAGAACAAAACTTGCTCCTGGAATTACTATGGCTAAATTTTTAGCTGGATACGGTGATAATGCAAATCTAAATCATATTGCTAATGATAGCGAAAAGCTAAGATTAGCAAAGCAGTATGTTCTTCATGCTCAAGCTATGCTATCAGTATCAAAAAATGATTCAGAGTTTGAAGATTTTCGATTAGTTGTGGCCGAGGGATTATATAGACCAGCACCCGGTGAAGAATTACTTGATGGCAGTATTAATGATAGTCTAAAAAAAGGATACGCTGTCGTCTATGAACTTTTAGATGATAACGGATTCAACGCAGTTGAGAAAACATTTGATCTTGCTGTCTATTGGAAAGACACTTTACAATTTGATAAGATGATTTTAGATTATGACACATATGATCCAAATGGAAAACTCAATGCGCAGATTATTCTTATTATGCCTAAAATATTTGATCCATGGAGAGTCACTTATTCGAATACATTCGAAACTCGATTTAATAATTATGTTCAAGCGACAAATGAATTAATCGAAATTTTAATGCCGGAGGAAGAGACTACGGCAAAGATTTATGGATAAATAGCATAAATACTTTTAAACATTAGAGACTATAATGGCAGTTAGAGCATTTGCAGCAGAAGATGGAAACCTACAGACTAAATCTGTAGTCGTCGCTAAAGAAAGAACTTATCGCGATATTGATCTTTCATTTGCGCTGAAACCTTCCGGTGATGTTTACAAAAAGAGTGATGCTGCAGCAGTAAAACAAGCTGTCAAAAATATTCTATTGACTAATCTATATGAGAAACCATTTGTTCCTTCATTTGGATCAGACTTATCTTCTCTTTTGTTTAATTTAGATACAGATTTTAGTGACGGCGATATTCGAGAAAAAATCATTAATTCTATTAATAAATATGAGCCTCGAGCAAAAGTAGTAAGTGTTAGATCGACGATCAATGGTGAAAACCATACTGCGAATGTAACTGTCACATTTCAAATTTTAAGCACTTCAGAAGAGTTTACAATTAATTTATCACTAGCGAGGTTGAGATAAATGGCAACCACTATTAAGTCAACTGATTTAGATTTTGATACTATCAAATCACGGTTGAAAGACTACTTAAAATCAAGAGACGAGTTTTCGGATTATAATTTCGAAGCATCGGGAATTTCAAATATTCTTGATGTATTGGCATACAATACTCACTTTAATGGTCTTACCGCAAACTTTGCATTAAATGAGGCTTTCTTAAATACCGCACAACTTCGAAGTTCGGTAGTGTCTCATGCCGAAGCTCTTGGTTATGTTCCAAGATCTTATTCAGCATCAAAAGCGTTACTTAATATTTCCGTTGCGATCACCGCTGCGAACAGACCTACTAGTCTAACTCTGCCCGCTAATACAAAATTTACGACTACAGTTAACGCCATTAGCTATACTTTTCAAACTTTAGAAAATTATACAGCCATAGATGATGGCACTGGAGTATACCAATTTTTGACTGGCCAGGGCAGTGAAGATATTCCTATCTATGAAGGCACTAGTAAGACAAAAACTTTTTATGTTGGAGAAACCGAAGAAGAGCAAATATACGTGTTGACAGACACTACTATGGATACTTCTACGCTGAATGTAAAAGTGTACGATACATCTTCGAGTAGCAGTTTTACTTCATACACAAATCTACGAGATGCCGTTGCAATTAACACAAATTCAACGCACTATCAAATTAAAGAAGTTCCTAATGGAAATTATGAGTTACTTTTTGGTGATGGTATTACTACTGGCTCTAAGCCTTCGGCTGGAAATAAAATAACAGTAGAATATCTTTCAACAGTCGCAACCGAAGCGAATGGTGCTACAACATTCACTGCTAGCACAGATTTAGCTGTCGATGGAGTTGATTATCCTTTGGGTCTGATAGTTTCTTCTGAATCTTCTGGAGGAGCTTATAAAGAATCTATAGACTCAATTCGAAGAAATGCTCCCATTGGTTTTGCATCTCAACAAAGACTTGTAACTGCTGAAGACTATAAAGCACAAATTCTTGCTCGCTATAGTAACTATTTAACAGATGTTATTGCTTGGGGCGGCATGGATAATGATCCTCCAAAGTATGGCGCAGTTTACGTATCTCTTAATTTTAGAGATGGTGTGTCGGTAGACATTCAGCAAGATGTAAAAGATCAGATTGTAAGCGATCTTACTTCGAATATCTCAATCATGTCTATCGATACCGAATTTACAGATGCGATTGAAACATATCTTGAGTTGACAACTTTCTTTAATCTTGATCCGGATTTGACAAACTCGACTCCTCTTGCTGTTCAAAATGATATTGATGAGTTGATTCAAACATATTTTAATGCCAATTTGAAAAATTTTGGTAAAGTGTTTAGAAGATCACAGCTGTTAGCTGACATTGATGAATCAGATGAAGCTATTCTAAACTCGAGGATGGATGTAAAAGTTCAGCAAAGATTTACTCCGTCTATCGGTCAATCATTATCTTACACGGTGCAATTCCCAGTTGCATTAGCAAATCCTGATGATGAATTTTATAGAATCACGAGCAATCGATTCATATTCAATAATTTATCCTGTATTATAAGAAACAAACTAAAGTCTAATAAATTAGAAATTGTCGATATTGAGGGCAACATTCAGGTAGACAATGTCGGTTCTTATACGCCCGAAGCTGGAACAGTGAATATTGTAGGGTTTAATCCAACTAGTATTGAAGGTACTTCTCAGGTAAGGATTTCTGCAGTACCTACAAATCAAAGCACGGTTCGTCCTCTAAGAAATTATATTCTAAATATTGACACTACTAATTCTATCACGTCTGCACAGATTGATTATCAAGAAACTAGGTTGACTCTCTAATGGCGCATAAACTGAGCGATTACGGTCGCAGAGATGTTAATTTAATTGAAAGGAAAATTAAGGATGTTTTGCCTGAATATTTCAGAGCAGAATATCCCGACCTTGTGACTTTCATTACAGCCTATTATGATTTTATAAATCAACAAGATGCAGCTAATAATTATGACATTGATGTAAAGCAAT